AATAAAAGCAATATTAAAAATAAATCCTAATGCAGAAGTAGCTGTTAATGCAGATGATATTAATCAGATAACATGGTTAAATGGAACAACACCTATTCCTAAAGCTGACATAGAAGCTAAAATGGCAGAATTACCTACTGCTGAAGAAGAAGCTAATCAAACAGAAACAGAAAAAGCATCTGGCAAACAAAAACTCAAAGATCTAGGATTAACCGACGCTGAGATAAAAGCACTGACAGGAGCATAATAGATGCTCGGCCTGACTTCCATATCTGGTGCTCCAATATCAACATCGTTCTTTAACCCGAACGTTACTGTTAATGTAACTGGTAATGCACTAACTCTTTCAATTGGTAGTTCTTCTGCACTAGCAGGAGCTTTTGTACAACCAACTGGTAGTCCATTAACACTTGGCTTTGGATCATTAACAATAAGTGGTGCAGCTAATGTAACACCTACAGCTACACCATTCACTTTAGGTGTAGGTACAGTCACAGTAACAGCTGCAGCTAATGTAAGTGTTACAGGAAATGCATTGACCATTGGCACAGGAAGTGTTAGTATTACAGCGGCTGCAAACGTATCACCAACTGGTGTGCCGATGACGCTAACAGTAAAAGACGCGGGTATTATTACTTGGAACGACATTAACCCAGGGGTTAGTCAAGTCTGGACACCAATAGACCCGTATTAGGAGAATTATGGCATCAAGTTTTTCAACAAATTCAAAATTAGAACTTATTACTACAGGTGAAAAAGCAGGTCTTTGGGGCACTATTACTAATACAAATTTACAGATATTAGAACAATTATCATCAGGTTATTTATCTACATCTCAATTAGGATCTGGAGATTTAGCTTTGGCACTTGACAATGGTGCAACATCAAATGGTAAAAATTTATACATAAAATTAACAGGTACGTTAGGTGCAAATAGAAATGTAACTATACCAGATGGGTCTGAAAGAATTATTGTTTTTGAAGATGCAACAACAAGAGGTACATCTGCACTATACACAATTACAGTTAAAACTGTATCAGGGTCCGGAGTGGTATTACCTATTGGATCTACTTCATTAGTGTATTCAGATGGTACAAATGTTAGTCTTGGAATCAGAAACAAAGGTTATGTAACTTTAAACTCTTCAACAATTACCGCATACACAGCAGTAGATGGTGATCAAATATTTGCAAACACAACAGCTAACCCAATTACTGTAACTTTACCTGCATCACCAGCAGTAGGATCAGAGGTTACGTTTATTGATGCAAGAGGAACTTTTAACTCTAACAATTTGATTGTTAATAGAAACAGTCAACCAATAAATACTGGTACATCAAACTTAACATTAGATACTAACGGTCAAGCTTTTGCATTAGTGTATGTTGATGCAACAAGAGGCTGGGCATATAAAACAAACACGGCATAAGGAGCACGGACCATGGCTCTTATTGAATATAGTTTTCTTCCGGGAATTGACAAACAAGATACAACTGCAGGTGCAGAAAACAGATGGATAGATTCTGACAATGTTAGATTTAGATATGGTCTACCAGAAAAAGTAGGTGGTTGGTCTTCTTTAATATCTAATACCATATGTGGAGTTGCTAGAAAACAACACGCTTTTGTAGATTTAAATGGAAATAGGTACGTGGCCCTTGGAACAGATAAGTTTTTACTTTTATATTTTGAAGGACAGTTATTTGATATAACACCCTTAAAGGCAACATTATCATCTTCTACAATCGCAACAACTAATAACGATCCTGTTTGTACAATAACAACTTCTACGTCACACGGTTTAGAACCAGGAGATATAGTTTTATTAGATAGTGTAACACTACCTAGTGGTACAGGTTTTAGTGCATCAGATTTTGAAGATAAATTATTTCAAGTAACAACAGCTCCAACACCTACAACTTTTACAATTACACAAAGCAGTAATGCCGGTGGAACAGTTGCAACAGGTGGTAGTATTGCAGTCAAGCCTTATGAAAAAATTGGTCCCTCTGCACAAAACTATGGTTATGGTTGGGGTATATCTCAATGGGATGGTTCTGTATCGGGTGCTGCAACATCAACTTTAAATGGATCTTTAAGTGCAAACTCTGCTGGTACAGGTGGTGTTGGTACAAATGTTACGTTGGCTGCAACTACAAACTTTAGTGCTGCTGGTAGAATTTTAGTAGAGAGTGAGTTAATATCTTATGCATCTATATCATCACCTAATTTACAAAGCATTGTGAGAAATGTTAATGGAACAGATAATGCATCTCATAACACAGGAACAGCTGTTACAGATGCTACAAACTTTTCTGATTGGGGTGAAGGTGTATTAGCATCAGAAGTAACTCTTGAACCTGGTCTATGGAGTCTGGATAACTTCGGTCAAGTATTGATTGCAACTATTGCAAATGGTAAAACATTTACTTGGAATGCAGGAGCTGCATCGCCAACAACGGTTAGAGCTTCTACATCTACATCTAGTTTTTCTACATCATCTAATCCAACAGCATCAAGAATAACTCTTGTATCACCAACAACTAGACACTTATGTCATTTAGGAACTGAAACAACTATTGGAGATACTACAACACAAGATGATATGTTTATAAGATTTTCTAATCAAGAAGATATAAATGATTACGCAGCAACTGCAATCAACAGCGCGGGTGATTTTAGATTACAAGATGGTACAAAAATTGTAGGTGCAATTAAAGCAAAAGAAACAATTCTAGTGTTTACAGATAATGCATTATACACAATGAAATTTATTGGTGCGCCTTTTACTTTTGGGTTTGAACAAGTTGGTACAAACTGTGGTTTGATAGGTAAAAATGCAGTTGTTGAAATAGATGGTGCAGCTTTTTGGTTATCACCAAATGGTTTCTTTATGTTTGATGGTACAGTTAAATCATTACCTTGTAGTGTAGAAGATTTTGTATTTGATAATTTTGATACAACAAAAGGACAACAAGTTGCAGCAGGTATCAATAACCTGTTTACAGAAGTTATATGGTATTATCCATCACAAGGATCTAATTTTAATGACAAGTATGTTGTATTTAATTACGGTGAACCCATGAAAGGTGGTGTTTGGTACACAGGAACAGAAGCAAGAACATCTTGGATTGATGCAATTGTATATCCAAAACCATATGGTACAAAATATGATAGCACAGCTAATGGTAGTTTTCCAACAATCGTAGGTCAAAGTGGTTTAGGTCAAACAAAATTCTTTGAACATGAGGTAGGTACCGATCAAGTTAATGAAGATGGATCTACTACAATAGTGTCATCATTTGTAAAATCATACGATATAGATTTAGAACAAAAACAAAGAGATGCAAGAGGTAGAGCTAGTGGTCCTAAAGTTGCAGGAGAAGTATTTTTAGCTATGCGAAGATTTATACCAGATTTTAAAACATTAATTGGTAATGCAAAAGTAAGTTTAGGAATAAAAAGATATCCTCAACAATCAGATACTACAACAACATTGAGTCCTTTTACAGTAGACTCAACTACAATTAAAAAAGATACAAGAGCTAGAGGTCGATTTATAAACGTTAAAATAGAAAACGATGATAGTGGTGAATCCTGGAGATTTGGTACACTTCGTTTGGATGTACAACCAGATGGACGTAGATAATGGCTAAGATAAATGTTAGAATACCAGAACCAAAAACAGAATATGATGTATCTAACCAAAAACAAATTAACAGAGCTTTAACTATTATGAAGGATCAATTAAATTCTACATTTTTAGATGAGCTAAAACAGGAGCAAGAAAGATTTTCTTGGTTTATAAGTGGCTAACGTATATAAAAATGAATTAGTAGATTTAACTACTACAGATAATACTACGGTGTATACAACACCATCTGATTCTAGAGCTATAATTAAAAGTATTTTAGTATCTGAAGATGCTGGATCGGGATCAACAATAACTTTTACTATAACAAATGCTGCATCAGCAGTGTTTAATTTGTTTAAAGACAAATCAATAGCCTCAAAAGCAACAACAGAGCTATTAACTCACCCTTTAATTTTAGAAGAAAATGAGGTATTAAAGGCACAAGCAGCAGATGCAAATGAATTACATGTTAT